GCCAAACGCATTCATTACAGGCTCCATCGAGCTAATTTTATTTGCGTAATCGAAAGCCTGAGAACCATTAGCCCAAAAGAATTTATTGGACATACGGTTAACAACGCTTCCTGTATCACTCATGTCTACATGACGCGCTGCTGCGCCATTGTGCGTGTCAATGACACCGCGCATTATTTTAGCTAATTCCTGCCTTCCTTCGCTTGGCATGAGGTTAAACATATTTCTAATAGAATTAAAATACGGCCCCCAATAGTCTCCGGTAAGCCTGTAAGATATACCTGCAACTTGGGCATGGTCACTTAAACTTCGTAACACTAAACCTGCCATTTTAGCCATGCTGCTTAACGTTCTAACACCTGCGAAAGAATTAGCAACCGTTGGGTTGTATACCCCTTGGTTTCCACCAAGCAATTGATTGAATAACGCATCATTAGCTTGGTTTTTAACGGATTCTGTAACTGTGTTAGCTTTACCTTCCAAGGATATTTTTCTAATCTCGTTGTACATGTATTGCGGTTGGCTTCCCATGATTTTGGCCATACCTGATTTACTTCCAGACGAATAAATGTCTGAATTCCATGCTTGAATCAGTGAATCATTACCAAAAATCTTGTTGCTTTCACCCCATGAGCGCATGTCTTTGTAAATGTAGAACATCTCACGCTTCTTTTTAATCTTTCCTAAATCTTTTGCAATCGATGGACTGGTAAATAATGGCCCGTTACCCTGCATTATATTGGTGTACGTATTCCCAATCATTTCATCAACCATTGTTAAATTGACTTTACCATCAGCATCAACCGCTTTTGTATGCTTAAAGGTTTCTTCAACATCAATAAACCCTCGCATGGATTCAATAAATTGATTCTTCTCCATTTTGCCAATTTTTGATTGGTTGTAACCTGCTTTAAAAAACCTATCATCACGAATACCACTTGGATGAATGGCATTTGAGCGAATCATCATTCCATTACGGTTGTCCCAATAATCTTTGAGCCGGTCGCCAATGTCTTTAATCATGGGATTATCGGTTTTTACACCATCGACGTATGCATAAATCTCTTCATTTCTCTTGTTTTCGTAAAGAATTTCCATGTGCTCTTTGCTCAACGTATTAAATGAGCCGTCGCTTAATTTGTTAATGTCCGCTCGTTGAGCCGTTTCAATATTAAAATCTGTATTCTTGGCTGTCTTCTCTAATAATGAACGCTGAATAACACCGGCATCCATTTTTTTATTCATAACATCAAATTTAGCAACGTCGTTTACGCTAATTGCAGCATCTGTTAATAATGAGTTGAGCATTTCCTTGTTAATTTCTTCCTCGGCTCTTTTGCGAGCAAATGGAATACCCTCATCTTTGAGCTCCCTGGTTCTATCAGCTACTTCTTTAATGTAGCTATCTAACTCATCAGATGTGAATCTACTGAGCGCGTCTGTTGCCATTGTTTCAGCAATACAATCATTTATTTTAGTCATTACACACCCAATGCACAGGTTATAAGGTCAGCCAACGCCTTTTCGTTTCGACTAAATTGACTGATACGCAACTCAGTATCTTTAAATCCATCTTTTACAAACTCTAATCTTGAGTTATTAATAGCATCTTTTGCTTCTTGGTTTACAGTAACACCACCTGATTCTTCGTTTCTAGGTTCATCGCCTGCTTTGACCTCACCTTCAGTCATTACTTTAGCTTCACCCTTCATTGATTCGGCAGTTTCAACCGCCATTCTATCAATATCTTTTGCTGTAAATCTAAAATCCTTGAGTTCGGCTGCGCGAGGAACAGCATTTTCCATCTGAGTTTCAAGGTATTTTTTAAGCTTTTTAGGGTCAGCCCTGTTAGAAACACCTTCATCTGCCATCTCAATAAAGCGTGCTAATGCGTTATTCATTCCGGATTGCTTGGCATTCATATCAAGCATTTGGATCATATCTAATAATACTTTAGCCTCAGGTTGGACTTGAGATAAATCCTCCAGGCGATGGTATGCCTTTTTGTTTTTAAACCCTGGCACTAAAGATAGCTTACCGTCCTTGTCTTTAATGATAGTGCCTCTAATTTTTTCTAATTCTTCTTTGGGAGTGAGAAGCTTAATTGACTTTAATTCTTCTTTAAGTGGATCTAATACTTGAGCTTTAAATAATCTTCTTTGAGCCGCGTTCATGGATGATATACGTCGCTCCATCTTGTTTAGAAGCTTCAGCTTATAAGCCATACCCTCAGGCATCGTGTACGGAACTTCTGAAGCATCACGTACACCAATTTTCTTAAGATGGTCATAAATGCTTTTTTGAGAAAATATATTTAATTGACGAACATTTTTAGGTAATGCGTTACTAAAAGCATAATCTAAATTTTTAACTTCTCGTGCGTGTGCTTCAATTTTTGACGTAATATCTTTTGTCATTCCATCCATTGCCATCAACAGATTAGGGTTATCACGCATATTAGCTAACATGCCATCCAATTGATTATTGATAACGTAACTTGATAATAGGTTTTTATCTTGCTCGGATAACTCGGTTACTGCCTGGCCATACAATGCACCTTTGAAATCCTTCGAGCCTTTGCGCGTCATCACTTCATTCCAAACACGCCCTGTCATTCGGTCATACGGTATCTGTAATTCTTTTAAAACCTCTAATCCTGATTTATGAATATCAGGATGGTTAGGATTTTCCAGGTAATCAAGATACCAATCATGCATGGATTGAGAGATTAAACCATCATCTACCGCCTGCTGAAGGTGGTTTTGTAGCTCCGATACTTTAGCTTCTTTTGCTTGTTTCTCGCCTTCAACAATTCTATTATTCTCTAACACCGCTTTGTGGTCTTTATAAAGCCGTGCTGCTTCAAGCTCCATGGCTGCTGCCGACTTGCCAGCCGAACGCATGGCAATGACACCTTTAATACCCTTAACAGCAATGTAACCAGCTGCCAGTGGCGCACCAGCTAATAAAAACCCATAGTTATCCGCGCCCCAATCTTCAATAGCATGGCTTGCGTCAAACGCTTGATTAACTGAGTTGTAATTTTCTGAAAAATGCTCGGGCATTGTAAAAGCTTTGTAACCAGCAAAAGCCTCAAGCGTGCCGCCAGCAATTGCCGCCGCACTTGCTTTAGGTAAAAAGTGCCCCAATGCACCTTCAGCCATTGTAGCTAATGGAATTTGAGAAGCCAGGTACGCGGTTGCAACACCTTCGCTTGCTTCACCTGCAATTGCAGCACTAGCCAATGCCCTTGCTCCAAAACCTATTGCACCCGCAACGCCTGAACCAATTGCGCCACCAATGGTAGCTAATGCTAGCCCTGGAACCATTGAGCCAATCAAAGAGCCAACAGCGTTTAATGATTTTTGGCCAATGCCTTGGCGATGGTCTGCAAGCATCTCGTCCATAACTGCAATTCTATTACTGCTTTCTTCCATGGTTTGCTTGGTTGATTTACCAGGAAAAAGATATTCAAAAAACTGCCCTGTCTGCTCGACTGGTTTTTCCAATGAAGCGGTGAACGTCTGCCCTAATGTAGGAGCAGGCACAAAATTAGTGTTGGTCTGTCCCTGTCTTTTTCCACCAAACATTATTATTTGCTCCTGCAATTATTTAAATTTAAGCATTATCGTATGTTTTTTTGTATCGAGCCACCGCTTCTTTTGCTGTAACTATCCCGCCATCCTTTTTTATAAAAAACAATGGATTGTGTGAAGGTTCACTTCCCATCATTGCTTTACTTACTGGGGAGTTAGGGGTTTTTTCTGCCGCTTTAATTAATCTTGAAGCACCGGCACCGCCAATATTATGTGCCATGTACAATTCAAATTCTTTGGGTTCTCTTTTTAAACTTTTTATCATTGTAATGGCATTTCTTTTGGTTAATAGAACAATGGCTTTGTCTTGTTGCCTTTCCTTATTAATGCCATCTTTTGTTAATCCAAATTCTTTGCCATACGTTTTAACTAAATCATTCCATACATTTGGTAAGAATTGAAATTTACCAATTGCTCCGGTTGAACTTACCGCTTTCATGCCTTCATTAGGTGATTCAATTTTTGCTATTTTTCTTAAATATTGATTGCTAGTAATATTTCCCATGCCAGACGCTTTGAATTCTTTCGATTTAACCTCTTTTTTGGTGTCACCTGATTTAACTAATGATGATACTTTTTCTTTGAACTCAACTTCATCTAACCCAGAATCTTTAAATTCTTTAGTCTTCATAAATGTATTTGTTAATGCGTTAACATCATCTTTAACGGCTGTTTCTGAATTAGGGTTTACTTTTTCCTGTACCGGTTTTCCTTCTTGTTGTGTCGCTTTTCCCTGTTCGCCAGTGTCACCCATCCAGTTCATACGTTTATGCATGGCCTGGTCGTATTTATCCGCTTGTTTTTGCGTGTTAAATACACCTAGATGCTCGCCTGTTTTGTGATACTGAGTGATTGCCTCGCCTTCTGATACTTGTTTGCCATCAACAATGGTAGGTAATAAGATCGTCTTTCCATCTTCTTCCATGGTCATCGTGCGAACGGTCGCGTAATCAGCACCTACACCCCATACTTTTTCGCGCTGGTCTAGGTCTATATTCCCTTGTACTTCTGGGGTGGCAATTCTGCCAGACCTCCACAACTGAGGCATTTCTATTCGGCTAAATCGTGTGCGTGGCATGTCCAAGTAATCGGCTTTTGTAAACCTTGAGTCTTTGTCCATCTCAGCCGCACGCCAAACGCTTTCATTATACAATTCACTGTAAGCTGGCTTTCCAGTTTTATCCCGAATAAAATCACCGGAATTATCCACTGCTGTTATCCGTCCACCAGGTGAGCTAACTAATCTTGGTGGGTTGTTGGCAAATATTTTTTCTACATCTGCTTCACTGCGGAATTCAAGGAGTTTGTTCCTAGCTACATTTTGAGCATGTGACGCTAAGATACCCATTTCATTTTTATCAAGGGGAACATTATTGTGGTCTAGTACATAATTAAGGCCTTGTTCCACCTTGTATGATTCATTCATATTTTTTTGATAATCTTTTAGGTAGCTATCAACATTTGTTAATTTATAATCCCCATTGAGAGCACCCATAAATTTTACGTAACGCATAGCCGCATCAAGTTGGGATTCTTCTGCCTGGCCACCGTTGGCCTGAGAGCGTAACCACGGGCTTATTTCTGATAAATACGGCAATATTTTTTGCTGAAGTTTGCTATTTGAGTAACCTTCGCCACTTGAGTCTAATTGTTCGTATTTATCAGCCGCAGATATTGCTTTGTCTCCACCCGATAGCGCGTTATTTTGCTGAGATTTTAAAAAGTTGTTTAAAAACTGGGTGTCACCTGTTTTTAATAAATTACCCACTGTATAAACCACGCCAGCTTTACGTGGGTCGTCTTTAAACGCATTCGTAGCGTATGCACGGTTTTCATTACTTAGAATTCCAAGACTGCTAATCATGGCCGTGACATCGCCACCCTGATTGAACCCGTCAATAATGGGTTGCAGGTATTGCTGCGGTATAGGCTGTCGTATGTCGTCAGGGTAATTAGCTCCAATACCTAGGGCATTTGTTTTGCTAATCATTTTATTTAAACTATCAACTCGTCTTAAATCTTTTTGTTGGTTTATTTGTGCTGGCGTACCAAAATCAACGGATTGATTAATGGACGCGTTTTCATTCGCAAAATCTTGATAGATTCGAGCACCCTCAGGTGTTGCAGAAACAAACGCTTGATAGCCGCCTGGTTGCTCAATATCATTAAAAAAGTTATTAAGCCGATGGTGATAACCTTCTTCTTCCAAGGTTTTTTGATTCTTGCTCTTCAGGAACTTTTGACGTTGTTGTAATAACTCCCAGCTTGCACCAGAGTTTATATCACCATCCGCTCGATGTGAGCCGCGCCCATATCTTAACAAACCTTTGACTTCTTTAGAACCTAACGCGGTTAACTCCATAACCGATGGATTATTTCCATTGGCATATTTAGATTTAGCATCTGAAACTGAAATCTGCGCCATGTGATGATTTGATGTCATTGCTGTTGCGTGGTTGATGGGTAAACCAGCATTTAACATAGGAATTTTTTGTGTTTCCGACGCATGATAAGCACTTAATTCTGATGCATTAAGTGTTCCTTCTCTCATTCCTTTTGCTAACTCTTGAGCGTTTTCTACTTTTATTTCTAATTGTTTATGTAAATTATTGGCTTCTGTTGGTGTCAATACGCCTGACGCAACTTGACCTTTTAAAGCTTCGTATTGGTCTTCAATAAATTGGTCTGCGCCCTCGGGGTCTTGGAACATCTTTTCAATAATCGTTGATGAAGTATCACCAAACGCTGAAAGTGACGCGTACTTTGCTTGCATCATGCTAAGTTTTGCTGACGTTTCACCGGCTTTTAATCCAAGGCTTCGAGACATTGTATTAGCTGAAGCATTTAATTGTGCTCTATCCTCACCATTAAGCTTGGAATTTTGTTTTATTTTATCAATGGATGTTTGAGCATTATTGGCAATGTACTCAGCATGGGCAGGGCTTTTAAACATTTCAAGCTGGCTGTTTGCTTCAACATCCTGAATCATACTATGCGTTTGCAGCAAGTTAGATTTTGATGCTGCTGAGGCAAAGTCAACGGATTTTTCCATTGTTCTACCGGCGATTTTGCCAAAAACCTGCGCTAAGTTATCAAGGCCACGTGCTTGGGAACCTGGGTTAGGTGGGTTTATAATCGGGTTAGATTCGTTGCTTCTAACAAATTCCTGAACCATTATAAATCCTCCGCCTTAGGCAACTTACTGACTACGTTTGCCGCATTAAATGAGAACTCTGCAACGTCACCAAACAGCTTGGCGTGCAATGTGCGCTTAACATTTCTACGCTCATCATTCAAAGCATCTTGCGCAATAGAATCCGTAAGTTTGTCGTTTCGTGCTTGCTTTGAGCCTGTGTTTATTGTGTCACGCTGCACGGCATTAAAGCTTGGGGAATCAAAAGCAACGCCTCTCGTAGTCATCTGTGCCGTTTGCTTGCTTATCATCTTCTCGGTTAAATCAAGGTTTTGAAGTTGTTTTTGTTGATATTGAATCGACTGCAACCTTGATTGCTGATTAATTGCTGATAAATCGGCTTGCGCTGCTTCTTTTTCAGCACTCATTTTTGCAACTGTTGCCCCTGCTGAGATTGCAGCCAATGCAATACTAACTTCTACGCCCATGATAGCCCCTATGCTTAAATTACGGCCATATCAATTTCATAGCCAATAGATAATATTTGTAAATCGAATGGTGACGATTGCGTGATAACAATTGCAGATGGATCGAACCTTGAGTACCCAGCAAATGGCGAAAATATCGCGGTGTCAGTTTTAGGCACAAGCGGTAATCCTGCTTGTATTTCTGCAAAATCTTGGTATTGAACCAGTTTACCATTAATGAAAAAGTTTAAAGACTCGTAGTAATCAACGTAAACGCGATTTAATTGTTTTTGAAACGCTGCTGAAGTAGCACTATAAAACGGATACATAGGTTTTATTTCAACATCATACAATAGACCAACTTGCACAGTCCCTGAGTCACCCAGTGGATTGTCAGCCGTTACAACACCACCTGATACGGTATATTTTCCAAAATCTTGGTTTTGATACACAACTTGAACTTCATAACCTTCAAGTATAGACAAGCCGTTAATTAAACCGGTGGTGGTCATCTGTTTGCTTTGAGAGTTATCAATATAGGTTTCACTTTGAAGCCTTTCAATCGTATACGTTTGGGTGTTGGTGTAATATTTTAAAATGTATACATGATTTTCAACCGTGACAATATCCACCAAGTCTATATCTTCAACCGATTGAACACCATCTACCGTTACAAGCGTTTTAAACTGCATGGGTGTTAACGCTGCCAATCCCACTTCGTTTGAGAATTGGAAAGCTGTGATGGTATTATCTGCCTGGTTCAGGAAGTAAATAAAATTATCTTGTGATGTATCTGTACCACGTAACAGTGCTCGGCTTTCAGGGTTTTTAACTAAGTGCTGGCTTTGCTGCGCAATATTGGTCGACTTATACGCCAAGCCTACCCCGTCAAAGTGATAATTAATTAAAGCTTTTCCTGTTTTTTGAACAAAATAAGAATCGTTAAAATACGTTTGAGGCTTGAGCAAATTTGATGAGCCGTGCGATGATTGCTGCCGAATAGAAAACGAACCTGGTGTTAATCCAATGTCATCATTTTGAGGTGCTACAAACTCATAGTTTGTTGTGTACACTTCCAATTGCTTGCCGCCGTTTAACCATAGAATTTCACCGGCATACGTTTGTCCAAGTGTATAAACAATAGCATCCGTTTCCCTTCCTGTTCCCACGTCGAAAGATATTGGCTGGTTAATCTTAGAGCCAAACACGGTATTCGGTAAAAGCAGTGTGTTACCAAACCATAACCTGTTTTGAAAATATAATACTTTTGCTGGATAACCAAGGCCATACGGGTTATTAGGCTCGCCCACCCATGCAGGTTGACGGATTGAATACTGAGAACCTACGGTTGAATATACCCCTGAATCAAAAGCCACTTGAACTAGAATTGTAAATGTAACAGTCGTCCCAACCTGGCTTACTATTGTAATTATACCATAGCCAATAGGTGAGGTTGCGCTTACGCCTCCCCCCACTATTTGTCCGCCTACCCATGCATTATTATAAACCGCTGTAGCTGGTAAAGTGGAGAATGCAATTGTCATTGTTCCACCGCTTACGCGTGAACCTCCAATGGTAACCGTTGTTGCATTATAATTTACTTTGTTAAAATCATAGGCCGGTAATGGGTAGATATTTAAATATTCATGCGCAAAAGTTAATGGTGCGTAACTTGATATGAAGATTCGGCCAGGTTGGTATAGTGGGGATGTTAAAATAAGTGAGTCATTATCTTGGGTATAATCAAGACCGGCTAAATCTGAAGCATTGTAATCAGTAGGTATAGTTTGAACAAACGATAATGTTGGGTCGTCGATGGTAACAAGTGAGCCGGTATAGGTTTCAACTAACAAACCACTCGATGTTGCAACAAAAGATTCAGACTCAGGAACACCAAAAACGTAGAATGCACCCTGTGCGCCAAGTATTAAATAGTACTCGCCGTTCTTGTCAACGAACTCATACATGGTTGATTCTTGAGAAGCATAATTTGTGGCGTTTAATTCAAAAACTGTTCCCTTGCGCTTTTTAACCAAGCCAGTTGTGCCAACTTCGCAATTTAAAAGCTTTTGTGCAGCCGTCAAATAGGATTCTATGTCTGTTCGCTTCCACGTTACTTGGTCAGCTTCACCGGCGTTGAACGAACTTTGGCGTATCATCTTATTTGCCATGCAACATACCACCATTCATTGGTAATTTATTAAGGTTATATTATCACATATTAAGTTTAAACGATGGTGTATATTAAACGAACGTAATGCGCGAAAAGTCATTATATGGTGTACTTAGAACCGGCCTTTCCATGTCATCCTGAACAATCGCCTTGGCAATCATTTTTTGATATTCTTTCTCAAGGTATTGGGTGAGCTGTACGTTGTTCGTTAGCGTAGGAGCAAGCTTACACGCTGCATACAAGACAAGAGCGCGAGCAAATAAAGGAGGGTAAACGGAAGGGTCAGCTTGATTTACAATGTAGTAATAACCAACCGGCTTAACTTGAGCCAACAATAAACCATCTGCAAATTCATAGATAGGCCATTGTGAGCCTGTTGCTTGCCACTTAAAAAACTTACCAAAGTTTCCAGGTAACTGGTATGTGTAACTGTAATCAGGTGAAAAATTTGTGGTTAATGGTGTGTCATCGTATCGGTACACGACTAAAAACGTCCAGTTGTAATCTAGGTAAAGCTCGGGCTCTAATTCGTAAATCTTAGCACTTGCTGCTTGCGCGTCGGGGCTTTCCTCAACTGCGGCGACCGAAAGCCGCCCCAATTCAGAAAGAGTACGATTTACAAGTTGTAAATGCGTAGGCATCTGTTATACCGCAATAACGTGGTAATTTACATGCGCTACAAATGTACTGTCACCCGTTGTAAATGCTTGGGTCACATTACTCAAGTACAACCCTTTGTTCGAGGTTGTTGCAAATGGAGCGGTAACCACGCCACTATTGAATGCGAATACACTGCTTGCTGTTACTTGGAATGATGCAGCCGCTAATGTGCTTGATGCAATAATTCCCGCGCCATTGGCCGTGCTGTCCCATTGAACCGCTGTAACTCCACCTGCGGCAAAAGCTGCTGCGACGTAGGTTTCAACCAGTGATACATTATCCAACACAATTTGGTAGCCTGCACCAGGTGCCGCAACTAAAAGTTTAGGCGCTGCGTACATGCCGAGAAACTCTGCTGCTGTAATAGCAACACTAGCCGACTTAAGTGCTGAGCTAGGAACCTGTGTTAGCGACCATACGGAGTTTGCATACCCTACAACAAACTGACCGTAGCTTGCACTTTCACCAGTATTTAATGGGAAAGTTGACAAATCAGCGTAGTTGATTGATATAACATCGTTAGCTTTAACCTGAGCCTGCAAATCTGTCATGTAACCAGCAACCAAAACAGTAGCCAAGCTATCAACAGTACTAGCAATAAATTTACTTGGAGCAGTGGAAATATTGCCTTCAGTAATTAATGCGAAAGTTTGAAAATTAGACATAAAATTTCCCCTTATGGATTAGCCGCGTATGGGTTAACCGTTTCAATCAATGCAATACCGTTATACTGAATAACGTTTGCGCCTGAAGTCAACACGGTTAGCAATTCCCAACGGTCGTTCTGTGGAACCCATGTAATGCTGGTTGTCACATCACGGTTAAAAATTTGAACCATGGAATCCTCTTGAACTAACGGAACCAAATATGTGTCATCACTTCCTGAAGTTGTGTATGGAATCGTGTTGATACCATTAGCACCCAAGGTACGAATGTCGACACCCAGGTATGAGTTCAATTGATTGTCTACTAATGGGCGCTTGTCGTTATAAAACAAGTTAACCACACGGTCATCGTTGAGCATGGATTGCTTGGTAATTGCGGGGAGCCACAACGAACAAGCATGGTCCATTACGTCAACACCTTGGTTTTCAAGGTAAGACAAAGCTTGTGCTATCTTGCCTTCATTCATACCCGTGTTTACACCAACTGCTTTATCAACGGTGAAGATTGTTCCAAAACCTGATGAGGTTACAAGGGCGTTAATTTTAATGTAATCGGCCATTCGAGCTGATGCCAATGCATGAAGTTTTGCATGGTCAACAATCTTGTCATAGGCAAATAATGTTTTTTCACCACCACCAATAACAGTTTTTAATGCGTAGTTGTATGGAACAACCATAACATTTGTTGCGTCTACTGGGGTTACTGGGATATCGGTTGGTGCATATGTTTGGTTTTGCATTTCGATAATATCAGAAACAGGAACGTTGGTAGCTTCACCAGTTGTTCCATGGCGTTCTTCAATCGTATCTGCTAAGTATTGTTTATTCTGGTAACGAATGGTTACTTCGGTGTCAAACAGTTGTGACGCTGTTGCTAAGTCAATTTGGTCTGCCATGATTGCGGCTCCTAATAGTAAAAACAAATACAATGTTTCTGTTGAAACACTGAGCTTATTAATAACTATTGGGTTACGGCTAATCCGGCCAATATTATGTTCGACCTAATATCCAAAGGTTTCCCGAGGGGCTTTTTTTATTAGATAATGTATTTTAGAGCCTAATATGTTTGATTGTCAAACCCTCATCTGACTGTGGTTTTGTGTCTTTCGGGTCTACAACATCTTTATCTGTTATTCGTTTGCAAAATATTCCACAACTGAACAAAGGATGATTTGCACGAATACGGAAGGTTGTTTTTGTTTTGTCGTGATGATGGTTATTGTTGCTTTCCATGATAGCTCCAACTTAATGAAGACGGTTACATTATGCGTTGAAGCTATTTTTTTGTCAATCCATCATTAACCCCTGTGGGCTAGCTGAGAGCTCAAAGAAACATAACGTGCTTGAGCTTCAACGCGTGCCTTTCCTCTTGCACCCATCATAACTTCACGTGCTTTACGAACATCCTCATGATTTACGGCGCTGTAATTAGATACGTTTACCGTGCTGCTTCCTGGAATGGTCGAGTTCAACGACTTGGTGCGCTGTTCAAGAATAGCATCTCTAACCTCTTTGTTTTTAATCGCTTCCTTGAGTAACGCTTGGCCTGCTTTTTCAGGGTAAGATTTTCCGATAAAGTCTTGAAGCATGTTTAAGCTGTCTGCTCCAATATCTTTTTTAGCTGCTTCAAAGCTTTCGTATTTTGTTTTAACGGTTTGATTTTGTGCATGAACAAGTTTATCAAATTGAACTTGAGTCAACCCACTATCTTTAGCCGTGCGTTTGATATCTGCCAAGTCGCTATCATGTAGTTCAATGCCGCCAGGTGTAGCGTAATCATCAGGAACCCTTGCGATATCCTCAAACTTACGTTTTAAATCTTCGTTTTCTTGAAACACTTTGGCTGAGTTGTTATAGCCTGACTCAAGTTCTTCAATTGTTTTAAACTTGCCAGCGTATAGCTTTACATCATCGTTGTTATCATCCGTCATTGCTTGCCCCTGGTGTTAGTTGTTTATTAATTTCAGCTTGAACCTTTTCAACGGTGTATTTCATGCTTCGAGCATACGAACGCCTGCCCTCATACAGTCCAAGAACACCGGCAGTCATTAAAGTTTCGTCCGGTTCTTCCCAAAAAAGTTCTTCAATCATGTCCTTCAAGCACTCACTTCCAAGTTCGCTTGTAAATAACTTGTACAGCTTAAATTCTTTAGGGCTTATTTTCTTAGAGTCTAATAAATCTTCAATCATGTGTTACCCCTAGCATGTCCTCAACTTGATAGAATGATTCTTGAATAACGTTTATCAACCGATTGAATTGAAAACTTACAAGGCCGTCATTTATGTAGTGGCCTTCGAGCATAATAGCAAGTTCTAATGCCCTATCAAGACTGCTAGCAATATCAAGTGAGCATTCATGAATATCATCAAGTGACATTTCTTTTTCTGGAAATTTAACTACCGTCATATTGCCACCCCTGGATTCAAAGGAAATTCTACATTTGCAGCCGTTGTTGAAGGCGGTGAACCTTGTGGCGGTTGTTCTTGTTGTGCTGCTTCGGCCAGTGTTTGTTTTAACTTGTCATCGCTTACAGATAGTTTAGAAGGCAAGTTTAACTTGTCCATGATAAACCGGTTAACCTCGAAAATATCCGTACTAACCATTGGCGCACTTTGTCCAAAGAATTGCTGTTTAATCTGCATTGATGTTACAAGGTTGTTAAGGTCTGATTGATTTTGCAGGTCAAACAATGGTGATTGGAACGCAAACCTCATTTTTGCTGGGTCAAATTTTGGTATTACTTCTGTCGGTTTTAGCAGTAAGCCGCGACCATTTAAGATTTTCGAGCAGGTTTCAAAAATTTGCTTCGGCAGCTCATTTATTAAACGGCTTATGTCTGTGCTTGCTGTTCTTTGAGCTCTATTCTCACGCAATGAAACTTCAGTAGCAGATCTTACGGGTGTTTGTATCTCACCAAGTGGATCGACCATAAATCCCTTTTGGATTGTTTCTTGCATGTGAACAATTTGCTGGAATACATCGGGGTATTCTGGCATCTGTAAAGCTTCGAGCGGATTGCGTCCGTTAGGTTGGCGAGCAATCATAGCTCCCGACCATTGGCGTATTGAGTACGGATTAAAATAACTTCCAGCATCATAGAACATGGGTGGGTTAGCTTTAAACGCCATGTTCTTACGTGAGTACTCAACGATGCGGTTCAAATCTTTAATCGTTGGCATCATATCCAAGCCAATACCACGTCCTTCGACTTCACCAGGGCGCACACGGTCACGGTAGACAATAATCTGTCTATAGTCGCTGTACCTATCCCACAAAACATGGAAAGGGTCATCATCGAGTACGGCGTAAATATAATACTCTTCACGTCCTACTTCAATCTGTCCATAGTTTACCGAATAAGTTTCGTTTGGATTTTGAAGCAAGTGCTCGCGGTGTGTGCCTGAGTAGTCTGGGAAGTTTTGGAGTACCGCCCGACCTGTCATTTTAGCTACATACCAACAGTTTTTGATAATGTCGTCATTAGAATACTCAGCGTATAAAGCAATGGCAGGAATAGAGCGAAAATATAAAGGTACATCATCGCTAGGGGATTCAATCCAAATAACCCCCGTACCCCCAACCAAATCCAGGTTAGAAGAACCCACCACGCGGGCAAGATTAGATTCATTAAGATAAAACATGATGCGTTCATTTACTTTATCCAGTATTTCCTTGCCTTTTTGAATGTCAATATCGTCATACATGTGTGGGTCTAGTTTGTATTGCCCCCAAACGCGATCTTTCGGCATCAATAAACCATGTAAATCATTAGCGCGTTGATACGCCGCAAGCATAGCTGTATTGTCCCAAATTTGTTGGGTAACTGGTTTACCAATATCAGTATAATTGAACTTAATATTAAACGCGTCACGGTCTGGGATAACGTAGAAATACAAATCTTTATATAGTGCTAACCACCTGTCCTTGTAGGCTCTTGCCTCTTGGTAGCGGTCGTTTAGTTTGTGAAAATTTTCTGGTGGCGAAGTCATAGAATATCCCTACCGACATTATTGCGGCGTTTAGTGCCACCTAAGAAACCAGGAGAAGCGCTTGATGCTGTTGGAATGGTGTTATTCCAGTTTTGACCGCCTGAAGATTTAATGATATCTAAGCGCTGAGCGTATAGGGAATCTTTCTTGCCTTTTAGCTCTGCTTGATTCTCTCTAAATTGTTGGTCAATCTGCATATCACGCTGTTGCTTGATTATGTCGTCTGAACCATCATCATCAAATAACCCCATCTTGTCGCCTCCAAGCGTGCAGAATATCGTAGTTTCTACAATTGTATTTTATTAGCTTATTGTAAAGATGTTTAGGGTTAAATGTAAATCCAATGTTAGCACCCGTTACATACCGCGCTAGCTCATTGCAGCTTCTACCCATGCACGGTTTCCAGCAGACACGCGTTTTCTTTTCAACATCTATCACAATCAAAGCGGTTAAACTTGGCACATGCTTCATGCCACGTATTAAGGAAGCTCCACTTCTAACATCCACCATTTGAATTTGATATCCAAACGCATCGAATTCAGTTACTAACCAGCTTTCACCATCGTAGGTGATAACGTTGCAATGTCTGAACTCCTGGCTGAACGCTAGCTTAGCCTGGATTCCTGTTGAGATATTAT